GGATAAGCAGAAGACTCCCTACAATCAGGATTATCGGGATCAAGTTGGTTATGCTCAGGATACATGCAAGCAGAACCAGAATAGAAAATTTTAGTAGTATTCGTACCGACTCTTTCATTTAATTTACGTTGTTCCTCAAGAACATTCAAGTTAATTGACACCGAGTTATGCATAATATCTGCATCATTTTCCCCAGTAAAAACAAATCCAGCACCACCCATATCAGCAGCAAACTGATAAATCTCATCAAATGCTTGAATATAACGATATGGAACTGACTGGTAGAAATTCCCTCTATCTCCTTTATATTCTAATACTCTACCAACAAAATCTACATCTCTAAGGTCTCCTTGGATAAATTCATTTGCTTCAGTAGGAGAAAATTCTGGTCTTTTAAGGTCTACACCACGCACCCAATATCCCTCGGAACGTAGTCTTTTTACCATATGACTTCCAATAAAGCCACCAGCACCAAGAACAAGTGCTGTTTTAATATATTGACTCATATTTTAATCAAGAAAATAATAATTCTTTAGTATATATCATACTAAAAAAGAGGGGTCTTGTAAACCCCTCTTAGTTCATTATATTTTATTTTTAACTGGAATAATAACCAGGCGGGAGTTATCCCATCCGCACCACCAATTCTTTAGAGAAATTGGAAACTCAATCAGTTGTTCGATTTCTCGGCTCCACCACCTAGTTTTACTTAACTAGGAAAAGTTGAATAAGCTTTGGTACTTCTATAGCAGCATAAAAACCACACAAAAAGAGAATATCCCAAAACCTATATTTTATTGCAAACGGAATAACAAAAACATTGCCAACACATTTTACAAATAATCCAATTTTCATATCCCCCCACAAAAGGAAAAAGTATCCAGATAAAAGGAGAATATTACCAACATATCTGAGTGAATCAGATTTTGTTATAAGGGGGGATTGCTTCCGACCAGTGCTGTTAGAGTCCATCCGTGACTATTTTCCACTACTACTATTAGAGTTTGAGTGTATATACATAATACCTGCAAATGGCACTATTGTCAATCCACATCCACAAAGAAAGAGAAAGAATGGATTTGCTGCTAGTTTTTCTACTATATGAAATATCATTTTAATTACCAGTCATCATTGCCTTCGTAATCACCAGAAAGTTCCCTCAAATAATCAGTCCACCACTGAGGATCTTTTTGCACTCTCCATTCTGGAACGGGTTTACCTTGCTCGAAATACCAATCAAAGATTGCCTTTTCGATTATTTCTTTAGTCTCAATAATCCTCTTCTTTCTCATCAACGTCTCCATATGGGTCTTCCAAATAGGGTCCGTGTTCTCGTTTTGCATCCTCTCTGACATAATTGACTTCAGATACGCTAGTAGATAACCATAATGATACCTTCATTACTATGTAGATAACTGCAAGAGGAAGAAAACATAGACTTAGAATTAATGCGTGTTTCATTAGTGTGCGGTTCCATTTCCTTTATAGTCTTTGGAATCATAATAACCACCCCTTGTTCCAAAATAAAGTGTAGTCAATGCAAAGGGAATTGCAACAAATAAGAGTGCTTTACCTAACATGATGCCCACCAAACATATAACGCATTCCGTTTAACACTTTGGCTGCGAAAGTACCCAAATTGCGACTATTAAATCTTTCAAAAAGGGCAGTAGTAATGACAGGAGCGGGTACACCAAGGTCCACAGCGGCAGAAACAGTCCAACGACCCTCACCACTATCGGAAACCCCTCCAGAGAATTGTTTAAGTTCACCATCATTCCGCAGAACGTCAGCGGTAAGGTCAAGAAGCCAAGACCCAACAACACTACCACGACGCCATAACTCAGCAACCTCAGCAACGTCAATGTCATAGCAATAAGATTCTGGGTCTGCCATTGGAGCAACCTCAGCATCTCCTTCCTTGACATATTTTGCACCTGCGTTTGCATTTTTAATAATATTGAATCCTTCGGCATATGCTTGCATTATACCATACTCAATTCCATTGTGAACCATCTTCACAAAATGTCCTGCACCTGGACCACCACAATGCAACCAACCAAATTCAGCAGAAGTCAAAGGTGAGTCAAACTGAGTCCTCGGGGCAGCTCCGATTCCTGGAGAGAGGGCATCAAAAATGCTTTTACAAGTGGAGACCGCAGTATTTCCGCCACCAACCATAAGACAGTATCCACGATCCAAACCGTAAACACCACCGCTAGTGCCACAATCAATATATTGGATACCCATCTTTGCCAGACGTTCTGCTCTCTTCCGACTGTCTTTAAAATTGCTATTGCCATGATCAATAATAATATCTCCTTCACCACAATATCGTAGTAACTCATTAATCGTCTCCTCTACTATTTCTGCAGGCACAACCATTTGAAAAATGCCTGGTTGAGTTCCACCTTTTTTGTTTTGCTTAACTACTTTAACAAGATTTTCAATAGTAGTTGCAATTCCATCCACATATCCCTTTTCATATGCTTCGTTTGCTTTTTCATAATTCCTACGATAACCCCATACTTCTATTCCTGCTTTCATCATACGACGGGACATTCCCTCTCCCATCCGTCCAAGTCCGATTAATCCTACTTTCATTTATTGCTCCCAAGACTCGTATTGTTCTTTAAAATACCTATCAACTTTATTTAAGTCATCAAGGTGAATATTACAAGTATAATTATGCTCATCGCACCACTCCAATGCAAAGGAATGAAATCTTTCTTCACTTTTTATCTTATTAACTCCATATATCCTTGCTAATGATGACATTACAAAATGCCAACATTGATGTTCCTTTTTCATTTTTGTGTAGATTTAAGGACTTCATCCCAATCTTTCTGAAAAAGTTCCAGACCCTTATCAGTCATAATGTTTTTATACATTGCCCAGAACACAACTGGAGGAATTGTGACAACATCTGCACCAGCAAGAGCAGATTGTTCTACTTGCCTCACATCACGAAGAGATGCTGCAAGAATTTGTGTAGATGTTCCAGAGTGATTAAATGCTTTGCGAATATTCTTAATGAGTTCGATTCCATCAATAGAGTTGTCCATCCAACGACCAACGAAAGGTGAGATGAATGTTGCTCCTGCTTTTGATGCAAGAATTGCTTGTGCTACTGAGAATACAAGGGTAACGTTTGTTTTAATTCCTTTATCAGAAAGAAACTTACAAGCCTTAAGTCCTTCTACAGTACAAGGAACTTTGATTGTAACTGCCGATGAGATTGTATAATACTGTTGTGCCTGTGAAAGCATTTCTTCTGCAGTATCTGCAACAACTTCTGCTGAAATACTTTCTAGATTTTGGAAGTTAGATATTTCCTCAATAACTTCCAAAAGTTGTCTTCCACTCTTAAGAATGAGTGATGGATTGGTGGTAACACCATCGAGTAGTCCAGTTTCATATGCTGATTTGATAAATGAAATATCAGCCGTATCTAAAAAAATCTTCATACATTATCTCCTATTGTGGATATGCGTTGTTTAGTCCCCAGTTAATAAAAAGCAGTATAGATCCAAATAAACAAATAGTAGAAAAAGTTAGCCTAATCATTCCCCTCCCCCGTTTCTGAATCCTACGATATATCCAATAATTATTCCGCACATAAATGCTATAAGCATGTACAGCATATGTGAAACAAATTCAATAAATATCATCCAATCTGTCGTAGTCATCGTCTTCATATGTAGATGGTTCCTCAAAAAGTTCCTGCATTTTTTTCTCAGTAACTCTTTGTTGCAATTTTGCTATGTCTTCGTCTGTAAATCTAACCACTAGTAAAGAATCTCCTGCTTTAACGTCATTAAGTTCTGGATGTTTTACTTTTGGACTTTTTGAATATCCATAATGAGCATTCATAATCATCCAACCCTGTACAATCATTGTTAAAGATATTCCCACTAGGACCAACCAAGGAACTAAAAAGATTAGTTCAAAGTGATTTTGAGCCATGAGAATATTGGGGGAATTACTCCAATAAGTCGAAGAAGACCTTCAGCAAAAAGAGCAAGAACAACCCAACCAACACACATTGAGATAATCGCAGCATTACGATTATGTCTTCGTATTGCATCATCAATCATCTCCTGTACTTCAGAACGACTAACAAATTCACATTGTTGTTGCATTATTTTTCATCTCCAAGAAATTTTGCAAGAGGGTCTCTTCTGGTTTTAACAATTTCAATTGCCCTTTTATAAAACATATTATTGGTATTACCAGATTGTTCGAAGGTCTCTTTGATCTTCACCCAATTATCATAGGTGTGTTGGTCCATAAAACTCTTACAGAGTATACTAATATATTATAATTAGACCAATTTAAACGCCTACTTATTGTGTTTATTACGACACACTGATTAAGAAAATATTAAATTATTAACGAATCTCAAAATCTAATCTTTTAATTTTTCTATTTCTTCTTGCTTCTTGATATGCCAAATCTTCTCTTGAAAAAACAGATTTAACATCTTTCTTATAATCAGAATCAATTAATTCAACCAAAGTCAAATCCAAAGCACTAATTTTTTCTCCAGTTACAGTTGTTAAATTATCACATCCACAGCACTTTGTTTTTATTGGGTGAGAATTTAATTCCACATTACAGTTTTTGCATCTTATTCTAGTCATTTTATGTTAATTACCACTACAATGAGGTATTTATTATACTCATAAAGCGGGCAACGGAATTCGAACCCGTGACAACAGCTTGGAAGGCTGGTATGTTACCACTACACCATGCCCGCATTTTTTAAAAATAAATCATATAATTTAATATGTCAAGGGGGAGAAGGTGATATATGTTCTCCCCACTATTCTATTGTATTAAACTTCTACCGTGATCAGTCTGGAAGCATAATCATAGGCATAAGATGTGCGAGCACCATGATGCCCCCAACCAATCCAACTATACGCATAGTCCATGTAACGATCAATAGATTTACCAGGAGTTTTCATCCTATCTTGAATTCGTTGCCATTGAACTTCAGTCGTTAGATAACGAAGTTGCGTGTGAAGTGATGATGGTGAACCACCATACCTCTTAGCAAAATCACCCAATCCATAATAACGATCGGCAGATGTCCATTGGATCAGTCCGTAACCGCGTCCGCAGTTACCCCAACTGGTCCTACTACCACCTTCGCAAATATTAGGAATAAAAGTTGATTCCTGACGAATATTGCCCATAATGGTAGCAAGGGCGTTTCTGTCTTTAATACCACGTTCCTGGAAAAATGCCAGGGCAGCATTCTCATATTCATTACACCCTTTACAAATTAGTCTTTTCTCTTTTGGCTTTTCGGGAGCAACCTCTCGGATTGCTGTCTTCTTTTCATCTACAAGGTCAAATTCTTTAATAACGGAAAATTGTTTAGTTGTTGGTTCCACTGGAGGTGGAGGACCTTGCATCTTGTAGTTGACGAATGGCAGTGATGCCGTGCTGGTTGTAACCGTTGCCAGAAGGGGCAAGGCTACTGTAAAGATAGATTGCATTAAAATTAATTGAACTCTACATCCGTATAGGTAAGGGAGAAGTTCCTCGTCTCAGAGGCAGTACCCACGGCTCTAAATTTTCATTCAAAATCTCATAATAAAAAACCCTACTCATAATAGGGATCCAAGTTTGGATTTTACATTATAAGTGATTATTTAGTTTTGTTACAAATCTAGAAAATAACCACTAATGTACTCCAAAGACAAAACTTCCAGATTTTCTTTCTGAATCACCCAATCTCGAATCTCACCATAAACACTTTCAGCATCTTTGATTCGACCCTCATCACACAATTCGTGCATTCGATTGATATGATTTTCAATCAAAGTATTGCAGACTTTTTTTACTTTTAGGTCATTCATTAAAGTAATCCTTCCGATAATATCTTCCTAGGACATTAGAATTATAATACGCAGGAATCCCATCGTCAAGTGCTTCTGTCAAGACATTATTTACAAAGAGTTGTCTGGTTTCTTCGTAATTACATTTTCCTTTTGTTTTATGGAGGCTAAGTATAGTTCTGTTGAAGGATGCTTTTCCCCAAAGGTTAACATCGTCTTTAAGTTCAGGACAGGAGCCGTAATACTTTTTCCAATCGGACTCCGACTTAACCTTTCTAGATTTTCCTCTTGGTGTGCGGAAACTCCAGAAATACTTTCTACCAATATACTTGCGACCAGTCGGAATGCAAGATATAAGATATACAAAACCAAAATTATCTTGAATATTATCAGACTCAAAAATTTCCCCATTGAATCTCCAAGGGTTTTCATAACTCATATTGTATTATTGTACTTTGAGCTATTTAGAACCTAGAATTTTCTTGAAACTCCACAGAGTCATTTTAGACATAAAAAAACACCCCCGTCAAGGGGGTGTAAAATTGTGTGAATTGTAATAATTATTTTCTTCTTTCGGTTAGAATTTCCTCTAACCAAGTTTCACTCATATTTTCAATAATGACATTGGCATCATTAAGAGTTGCAGCAAAGTTGTTCTCAAGGAGGTATGATGCTACAATCTCATAAACTTCACCCAACTGCTTTTTCTCTTTTGGAGTTAGAGTTCCAGCAGACATTGCTTTTTGTCTTGCTGATTGTAGGTCCTTATCACTACCCTCTACCTTAGCAGCATAACCACGCATTCCTGCTCTTGGATTATCTCTAACAGAACCTCTTCTGGATGCTGCAAGTCCTCTTAGAGTTCTACTTTGTCTTTCTTCTCTCTTCTTTCTGTCTGCGTCAGACTCATCACGTTTGTATTTAATATAAGGACGGTCGGCACCTCTCTCTGCTGCTGCAATGGTCTTATCTACACTTCCAGAACGCTTGTATGCCTTAGAACGTGCTGCAAGTTCCTTGCGGGTTTCAATCTCACCTTCCTTACCTAGTTCCTTACGCATTCTGGTTGCTTCATCAATCTCGTATGCCTCACCAAACTCACCCATTGCCTTTTGCTTGCGGAGTTTCTTAGGATTCTTGGTAATTGAACCCTCCCCATATTTGGTTTCTAAATCAAAAGCACGCTCAGACCTTCTTTCTGTTCTCTCATCGGCATCCATCTTACCTCTAGAACCAAAAGGTCTAGAAGATTTCTTACCTCCAGAAAGACCCCTAGAAAGCATATCTTGTCTTTTCGTTTGCTTTTCTGCTGCCTTTACTTTTCTAGTTTTTTCACCCTTTTGTGAATACTCACTTGCAGGTTTACGAGCTCTGGCAGCAGCTAGTTTACTCATTGCTGCTCTTGCTTTTGGAGTAGCACCGTAGGAACCTTCTGCTTCATCAAGATAGATATCAAACATTTCATCCATAGTGTAATCAGAAAGGTCATAACCCTCTTCTACAAGAGAATCTACCCAATATTCAAATTCTTCATTATATTCTTTATTTCTAACTGCTGCGATTGCCTCTGCTTTTGACATTCCAGATGCAATCATTCTTGCAATTCTTACATCTGCGAAATCATTATCACCATCTTGGTCTTGGTCCTTCTTTTTACCCTCATAGATTGAACTATAAAGACTTGCAACATCCTTAAGAGTTGCCTTTGAACCCCACTCAAAAGATGCCATAACTGCTCCTGGTTTTCTGATTGGAGTAGTTGATGGTGTTGGTCTTAAAGATGGACTTGAAAATGCAGTTGCAGTTTGATTTGTAGTTGGTTTAGCAGCTGCTGCAGTTCCAGCAGATTGCACAGCAGGTGTTGATGATGCCAATGCTGGTGTTGATTTTGCGAATGCTGTTGTTGATGTTGTTGGTGAAGGTGATTTTGGTGCAGGAAGTCTATCTTTAAAATCCTTCATTAGAGGATTTGTAGTTGCACTAGTTCCTCTTGTTCTATCTCTTTCTGCTTTTGCTGCAGCAAGTTTTGGATT